CTTATCTAATGCACTCGCAGTTGGATTTGATAACCATGTTGGACACGATTACCTAGAAGATTATAGTGAAAGATTTGACTTCTATCACAGAAAAGAAGATCGAATTCAATTCGACCTCGATTTTTTCAATAAGATTACGAAGGGTGGGGTTCCAAATAAAACACTTAATATTGCTCTCGCTGGCACTGGTGTTGGTAAATCTTTGTTTATGTGTCATGTCGCAAGTAGTGTTCTACTCGAAGGTAAGAACGTATTATACATCACGCTTGAAATGGCTGAGGAAAAGATTGCAGAAAGAATTGATGCTAATCTTCTAAATATTCCTGTTCAACAGTTGACGGATGTACCTCGTCAGATGTTTGAGACTAAAGTTACCAAGTTGTCAGAGAAGACTCAAGGTAATCTCATCATCAAAGAGTACCCCACTGCTGCTGCACACTCAGGACATTTCAAAGGTTTGTTGAATGAACTTTCATTGAAGAAAGCATTCAAACCAGATATTATATTTGTTGACTATCTAAACATATGTGCTTCATCACGTTACAGGGCTGGATCAAATGTTAACTCGTATTCCTATATTAAGGCGATTGCTGAAGAGCTCAGGGGTCTTGCAGTTGAGACTAATGTACCTATCGTCTCCGCCACTCAGACGACTCGTTCTGGTTTTAGTAGTAGTGATGTTGACCTTACTGATACGTCAGAATCCTTTGGTCTCCCTGCCACTGCTGATCTTATGTTCGCTCTTATTAGTACGGAGGAACTTGAGGAGGTAAATCAGATCATGGTCAAACAGTTGAAGAATAGATACAACGACCCGACCATGAACAAGAGATTTGTAATCGGTATTGACCGTGCAAAGATGAGATTATATGACGTAGATCAAAGCTCCCAAGAAGATATTGTTGACAGTGGACAGGATGTAGGATATAATAACGATGAACAAACTAAAAAAATTCAAAACAAGTTTGCAAGCTTGAAATTCTAATGACTATTGATTTTAAAAGGTATGAGTCCTTTGTTGATGCTGTAACATCCGACGCTTCAAAAGATTTTGTTAATCTCGCTGACCGTATGGTAGAGTTGGATGGACAAGGTGCGAATATAGAAAGACTTCTTACCAGCGCAGTTGGTATCAGTGCTGGAGGTGGTGAGTTCACAGAGATTGTAAAGAAGATGGTGTTTCAAGGAAAGCCTTGGAATGATGCAAACAAACATCACTTGGTAACAGAACTAGGTGATATTATGTGGTATGTTGCAAATGCTTGCATGGCTTTAGAAATATCATTTGATGATGTTATCGCAACAAATGTCAAAAAATTAGAGAAGAGATATCCAGGCGGAAGTTTCGATGTACATTACTCAGAGAATAGACAAGAGGGTGATCTCTAAATAATTCTGTAAAGAAGAGTATGAAGGATGACTACCGTTTCTCCAGACTATCAACAAAGAGGACAGTTTAATCCTTACTACACCTTGAAGGCTGCCACAGTAGTATCAGCACATACCGCTCTCTTAAAAGAATTAAAAAAAGAAGATCCTAAGACAGATTTTACACATAAAGAACTATTCTTCAAGTGTGTGGACAGACCACAAGGCAAAGAGATATACAGAACATCAAGTAAGGCTTCTTTTTTCTTTCAGATAGCACTGAATAAAAAAGAAAATATTATTCCATATTATATAAAAGGAGCACAAACCACCGCAGTGGGTCATTTGGGTATGACCTCTAGGAAACCAGCGACTCAATCTTCAAACGTAAACGAATTTATGAGTGTCTACTTTCTTGTTCAACCTGACATGACACCAGAAGCTCTTCAAAAATATATTACAAGTCAGAGTGGACCTACAGGTGTTTTGTATGGTAGCGGTAAACCAGTTACGTTTTCAGATGTAGTTGATCTTATAGATGCTGACGTAACACCAGAAAGAGATATTAATATTGGAAGAAACAATGCGATTGCAATAAGAAAAGATATAAAAGGAAAAGGAATGGGTGCAGTTTACTGGACACCTCAAGCAAAACCAAGAAATGTATCACCAAACAATCCATCAGACGTTGTTGTTACATTAGGTGATGGAACACTTCAAGGATATTCAAATAAAATAGCATCTGGTAAAGATGCAACACCTAAATTTAATACTAATATATTTGCTTTTTATGGAAAGTTGGGTGATGGTGGACAAGTATCTTCAATTCAAAGAATGATTGATACTGCTTGGAATAACGCAGCTGCAAAAGTAACTAGTGAAAATGCAAAAGCGGCTTTAGGTTCTGTAACAATAGAAAATGAACCATATAGTGAGTCAGGTTCTAGAGCTACCTTCGCTACAATAGCAAGACAATTTATTGAAGACGGATTAGATTTCTATGGAAAAGATTTTTATTATCCATATCGAAATAATTTGATAGAAGGGTTTAAAAATTACCTATCAAACCCAACCAATCTATCATATATGTTAAGGACAATATACTTTTACACATACGATGATCCTAGTAAGGCATTTACTCCGTGTCCATATAAACTTTTGATAGGACAAGTTGCTGGATCTAGTAGTGTAAAGGCTGTTTCTGATGATACTATGTTGAAATCTATGTTGATTGCAAACCCAGCAGAGTATTCAAAAATACTAGGATATTATGATGGAACATCTCAGTCTTTCAAAATGTCATTCAAGTACAAAGGTAAGACTGTAAACATACCAATAACTTGTAGAACAAGAGCAGCTGGAGGATGGGCTGGTAAATCATTATACATCACCACCTCTGGGGTAAAGTTCCTGTGATAAATAAATAAAACTGTAATCGTATACTGATTTTTGTGAAGTCGTTCGGACAATTTCTTACTGAAGCTGTGAAAACAGCTGCATCTACTGAGGCCAAGCTCAAAGGTTTGAAGGGCGATGGTCATGGTGGATGGTACGATCAAAAAGGTAATTTTGTTGCCAAAACTGTCAACGGTAAACTACAATTTACAGGAGGAAGAAGCGCTGCACCTACCGAAGATCCTAAAACAACTAAGGTTGCTACTCCACAAATACAGAAAGCAAAACCAAAGGCACCTGTTCAAGCTGCCCCTGCACCTAAACCCAAAGCAAAAGAAGATCCAGCTGCTACCGCTACCAAGTCTCCAGAGGAAGGCGCTCCAGATGAACAGACCGCAGAGGTTATGGGTGCGCCTACGAGCGAAGGAGTGGTAATTACATTTGGTAGATTTAATCCACCAACAATAGGACACGAAAAATTATTAAAGTCAGCTGCTTCAGAAGCAAGTAGATTGGGATATGACTTAAAAATATATCCAAGTCGTAGTGTAGACGCAAAGAAAAATCCACTACAGCCTGGTGCGAAGATAGAATATATGAAGAAGATGTTTCCTGACTATGAGGAATCTATCAAAGACGATCCAAATGCAAGAACTATATTTGATGTTCTCACAGGTGCTTTCAATCTAGGATACAAAGCAATCACAATAGTCGTGGGACAGGATAGACTATCTGAGTTCCAGAGTCTAGCACAGAAATACAATGGTGACTTATATGATTTTGAGGATCTTCAAGTCATATCTGGTGGAGCAAGAGATCCAGACTCAGAAGGTATAGAAGGTATGTCTGCATCTAAGATGAGAGACGCAGTAGCGAAGGATGACTTCAAAGCATTTGCGAAAGGTATTCCTAACATAGGTAATATGGAAAAGAAGAATCTTTTCAACCTTATCCAGAAATCTATGGGAGCTACCGATGAACAACTTAGAGGATCTGTTGCATCAGAGACATGGACATATGCACCTAAGTTAGATCCATTTGGTTTGAGAGTTGCATACTTAAAAGAAAAAATATTTAAGGTAGGATCTCTAGTAGAGAACGTCAATACTGGAGTTAGAGGTAGAATTACAAGGAGATGTTCTAATCATGTGATAGTACAGACTCCAGAACACACCATGTATAAAGCATGGTTGAGAGATTTGGTTGAGGCCTATGACGTAGGTACAGATGAGTATAGAAGATACGTTCAGTCTATGACACCAGGCCAAGGTGATGTCAAGTTTCATGATAAACCAGATATCAAACCAATTACTACTGGTTCATATTATGATGGAAAGAAAGTGAAGAACCCTAATGACCCTCCAACTGGGCCTGGGGTAAAGTATAATGACACCAAGATTCCTTACAAAGTTGGAAAGGGATAAATAATACAGATCAAGGACTCTCTAATTAAAATGACTGACGATTTATCAAGTGCATACTCTTCAATTTACAATAAAAAGGAAGAGGATAAAGAACAATTAGACGAAGTGTTACCAGCGGTTGTTGGAATGGGTGCTAAGTTTCTTGCAAAGCAAGCTGGTAAGTTTGCACTACAAAAAGCTGGAGAGGGAATAGTGAATAAGATAAGAGGTGGAGGTCCTTCAACAATGGCTCATAGACAAAATCAAATGCAAACTGCTGGATATCAACCAGAAGGAGAGGTAGTTGAAGATGTTGCGATCACACACTTAGATGGCAGTACAACTGAGGTTATAGACGTTGTAAAACCAGAACCACTTGCAGACAAAGAAGATCAAGAAGCACTACATGACAGACTTTGGGATCAGGTTGCAGCAAACCTAACTACTCTTGGAGAGATGGCTGGTGTCAGATATCAGGTAAGTCCTGTTGAAGAATTAGAAGAGAAGGCAAAGAAAGACTATGATGGTGACGGTGAAGTAGAGAGCGGTGCTAAGGAGTATCGTGGTGTCATCCATAATAAGATACAACAGAAGATGGGTAAGAAAGGTGATGGTAAGGATACTTCAAGTGTGAAAGAGACTTTCAACGTCAAGAGCCCAGTCACATTCTCAAAACCAGAAGAGAAAGTTGAAGAGACTATCTCAGAGGAGGCAATAGAAAAATACGCAAGTTCAATTTCTAAAGCACACAAATCTATCAAAAAGTAAGTAATGAAGTCCTTTGACAAGTTTCAGTATGGTCGTGCTGATCTTCATGAGTTGAAGATTGGTGAAAGAATGTCGTCTGTAGGTAGCGGTATTCAAAGAACAATGGCCAAGACTAGACTCAAAGCCAGAGCAAGATTAGCTAAAAGAGGATTGTCTAGTGATAAAGGAAGATTTGCTGGTAGAGCTGCCGCTGGTGCTGGTCAAGAAGTTTTAGGTTATAAACCAGACACAGAGAGAACTGATACTCAGCAAGGTGGAATGGGAACTGCCTTGAGAGCATCTGGTGGTTTTGGAAAATCAATAGTGAAGGGTGCTATAAATGCTCCATCTGAAAGGATAGACCCTAATAAAAGAAAAACTGCTGGTGGTAAATTACTTGCCAGAACAAAAGAAAAATTACAAAAGAAATTTGGTATTCAAAGAACTCCTAGAACTAAACGTGGTAGACAGGTAACAGATAACTTTGACAGACTCGAACCAGAAACAGTATTCGGTAAGAAAGGTGAGGGAGAAAAGTCTGGTATTACAAATCTCGGTAAACCCGCTAATACACCAGTGGGTAAAACTAAAGAAAGACCAGGCGTGCTAGTGACAGGCAAGGATAAAATTGAAAGGTTAAAACAATTCAGAAGAGACCAGCTTCAGAAGAAAAGAACTGGTGTGCCTGGCCAGAGATCTCCAGCTAGTATTGATACTGATAGATCAAGTAAGACTCCAGAACAGTCAGTTATATCAGCAAAACGAAGAAATACTAAGAGAGAAATAAAGAATATTTCTAGAGATCCTCAACAAAAAATTGTTGATAGACAGATAGCACAGGCAGAAAAAGAAATTAAGACCAATCCTAATACTGGAAAGCAGATAATAAAGACTGGAAACAGAACATCTCCAGAAGACAGATTGATGCAAGGAATCAACAGACAAGCTAACAAAGATACCGTAGTTCAGTTTGGTGGTGATGGGACTCAGACCAGAAAACCAGGCAGACCTAAAGGATCCACAGGTAGAAGGGCAACAAGAAGTACTCCCGAAGAACAACAGCAAAATGAAAGAGTAGCACAAAAGATTAAAAATAGGCCTGCCACACGAAGAAAAGCAACCGAAACAACTGTAAATAGAAACGAAACTAGTAGTAAACCTAAACAATCAAACAATCGCTTCAAGAACTTCTTCAATAGAATAAATATAGGTGGAACTAAAGCATCAAGCAGAGTTAAACCAAATAAGATGAACGAATCAACTAACAGAATTGCAGCTCAAAGGCAGATGAAGAAAGAGTTGCCTAATCAGGGTAAAATGAGAACTGTTGCTCAAATGGATGATGATAAGGCGAAGCAGGCTGCTCTGGCAAAAACAAGACAAAAGGGTCTTATGTATAGATCATCAGATACTATAAATGATTCTGTTCAGTATTCAGACTGGCGTGAAGAGTTTCTATGGGAGGTTGATAAGAAGTATCCTGAGAAGGTAAAAGAAATAAAACCTATGAGTGGTAAGAATACAATTACAATCAACCCAGAAGACGAGACTTCTAAATACAAGAGAGGATATTAAAGAACCATGATTACTAACATAAAAGGAGCTCAAGCAGCATGTGGCGTAAACGCTGCAAACGCCTCTACATTCGGAAGTGCTACAGTGGTTCGTCTTTGCAACAATGGTGGAACTGCAAGATTGGTTACTGTTATCGATGAAGTT